TTCTGGTGGATTAAAAGTATCAGGTTTTTCAATAGCTTTTATTAAACCATTAGGTGTTTCTTTAATTTTAAACACTTGATCTTGATATGTTTTATATTCAAAATATAAAACAGGTACTGTACTTTCATCATATGGACCATTACCATAACCATACATATAACTTCTATTACCTTCTTGTTGTTGTATTTTTTCTAACGTAGCATTATCTAAATTAGGAAATTGTTTAGCTATCTCAGGTAATGTTACCATTTTAACTTCACCTACATAATATATATCTTCAAAATTTGGATCTTCTGTATAAGAATATACTAAATTAGCTGGGTCAACATACTCAACTGTTATACCATTTGATACGTTAAAGTTAGTTTTAACAGCTCCAATACCACATGTAACTAAATCATAATTTATTCTACGTCTAGTTAAATCCCAACGATTCATGTCAAGAACTTGATTAATAGCTTCTTCTTCAGCTATTTCAATACTTTGCTTATAAGATAATTGCATATGAAGTTCTAGTTCTTCTGCATTTTGAGGCATTTGAGCTTCTGGTATATCTGTATTAAATAATTGATCACCTAATGTATCTGTAATACGTTTCATTAAATCTCTTGAAAACATATCTTGAGCTAACATTTCAGCGTAGTTTGTTCTTTTTTCTACTGAAACTGGATCTTGTGCAAAAGCATTTATATCATAATCTTTATTAGAAATACCATTTGCAAGAATATCTACAAATTTAGAAATTATAGGAACAGGTTTCCAGTCTAAATTAAGATATGATAAATCACCATTTATAGATAATTCATCTTTATATTTTTGTGTAGGTTGTTCACCTCTTGCATATAATCTTAATCTATTATAATTATTCCATGTAGTTAAGTATCTATTACCATTAGTTCTGCCTTGCATAAACCATTCACTTTCAATAGCTCTGGCCACTTGTCTACCATATTCCATTGAAGATTTTTCAGCATCACTAACTACTTGGCTAGGAAATACACTATTATTATAATTTATATTCATTTAGTTTATAATTTTTGATAAAGAACCTCTATTATCATATTTTTTAATTCCTAAATCATAACTTTGCCTTACTATTTTAGGAACAGGTCTATATTTATGTTTGTTACAAGCCATAATAGCAAGACCTGAACTAATAGAAGCATCATGAGTTGTTCTATTATTTATATCAAATCTTGACCAATCATTTAGTGTTCGTTGAAAATAAGTATCACCATATGTATTATCTGATCTTAATCCAACATAGTTTTCAATATAACTTTCAATTGCAGAGGCATGAGCTTGTTTAATGTCTTCACTTGAATTAGGTATACCACCTATTTCTCTTTCAGTAACAGAAAGTTTTGTATATATTTTATCAGGTCTATTCATTGCAAAACCTCTATAACCTCGTCTTTTAAAATGATATAATAGTCGTGGTTTGTTATTTTCTGCAAGTAATGGCATACCATAAAATATACAAGCCATTAATACATCTTCAAAAAATATTTCAGCAGTTTGTGGTCTTGCTATATATTCTAAAAAGAAATGATTAGGTGGGCATTCTTCCATGCTAAACTTAGTTAAACCATGTAAAGATCCTTTTGATCCTCTTTTATCTACTGTCCCTGATATATCATATGGATCACAACCAAATGCTCCTAGTTGTTCATTTCCAGGATATTTTTTACCTAATTTTATTATTACATTGTTTTGTAATCTTTTAGGTGGAACCCAAGAAATAAAAAATCTACCATTTTTATTTGGATTAAAAACCACTTCTGTATCTTTTATTCCTCCTAACCACTGAAAACTTCCTTGTGTTACTATATTGGTGTTTTTAATATCTTCGTTCCAATCAATTTGCTCGTATATTTTAGTCAAATTAAACAATGAAGATTTAGCTTCATCTCTAAAAGCATGCTCAGTTGTTCTTGGAAACTGTCTATAAAATTCATTTAAAGCGTCTTGATCCTCTTTTAAACCATCAACTTCATTTTGCCAATAATTAATTACACCTAATGTAATTGGTAAACCTTGTGGACCTTTTACTAAATCTTTCGGTGTTTCGAATACAGGTAAGCCATAAGAATCAATGTATCCTTCGTAGTTCCATTCCATAGGTATGAACAAACTATAGAGTCCCGAACGAGTCTGTCCGTTGCGGTTTCTTTGTGTAACGTCTGAATCATTGTATAATTTTTTAAAATTTCCACCACCTTTATCCAAAGCATTACAAGTAGAACCCATCATACATTTACCAATAATTCTACTACCTAATCTTAATGTAGTTTTTGTAACTCTCCAGTTATTTAAAATATTGTTTGGTTTTTCCCATTTACCACTTTCATCATGTACTAATAGTTTTAATTTTTCACCATCATAACTATTATCACCAGTATTTTTCCAATCAATAGTAGTATCTAATCCTTGTAACTCTGGTAGTGTTTCATTAGCTGTAAGTTTACGTCTTGTAAATTTACTAGCTGGAACTCTATAAGCTAATTCTGTTTTAGGTCGATCCATACCATCTTGAATCGGTTTAAAAAAGAAAGGATAATTAACTGATATAGGTACAACTTTATCTGTAAACATTGTTTTAGCATCAGGACCAGATTTAGATAATATTCCATATCTTGAATCACTAGATATAGTAGCTAAGTTAACCACTTCTCCTGAAGCCATAAATGAAAAACCTGAACGTCTGTTTTTTAAATAACACATACCATAGCATCTGTTATCTGCTTTACATGCTTCCCAAAATATAAAAAATAATCTATTTGATTCTCTAAAATCAGGTTTACCTACATCAATTTTACTCCATTGTAAATACATATAATGAGTGCCAGTAATATAAGTAGGTATATCATTATTATAAAACCAAAACCCTTGTTCTCTACGATTAAACTCTGTATCTATATAATCATACCAAGTTTCTTTAAAATCTAAAGAATATTCTTCCCAATCAAATATTGTTTTTATTCTTTTTAATTCTTTAGGTAATTCAGCGTATTCAAATTTATTAGATTTAAATTTATGAATATTTTTTTCTTTAGGTAAAGCTATTTTAAGATTTTGTATTTCGTATATTTCACCTATTTCACCTGTTTTGCTAATAACTATAACATCATGCTCAACATTATAACCATACTCCCATTTTTTATACCTATTATTTTTTTTAATAATTTTAGGTTTAATATGGTCATCTAATACTTTATATAAACTTTGTTGATACATTACTTAGATCTTCCTTCTGCAAAACCTTTAAATTCTTTAGGTTTTTTAGTTTCTTGTTCAAGTTTACCTTCTATAATATTTTCTTCTTCATTAATTTTAGATAAAATTTCAAAAGCATCAAATATAGCTAGTTTTTTTGTAGCAGCTGCATTTTTAAGTCTATCTGCAGAAATATCTGGTCCAAAATCTATAATAGGCTCTTTAGCAACTTTAATTAGTTCATCAACTGCTATGTGCCCAGCTTGGATTATATTCTTCTTTATTTTCTTTATATCCATAATTAATTACAATATCATTTGATTTCATACAATAAAGACGCATATCATCTATAAAAAATTCCCATTCAGCCCCTGGTTTAAAACCAATCAGGTCTCCTGAATTAATATTAGATGCTTCTAAGTTATTATTACCTATTTTTAATATACCAACATAAGGTTCTTCTTTTCTATTTCTTAGATTATCAGAATTTTTTATTGGCATAACAAAGCATCTATCACCAAAACTTTTCCAAGTATCTTTATTTTTATATAAATATATTTGATCTATCGATGCAAAATATAAGTCGTTTTTAAAATATGAACGACTATTAACTTGATTACCTTGTATATTATAAAATCTTCTAAATATATTTTGATGAACTACTACGGTGTCACCTTTTTTTATGTTAGTAGTAATAGCCAACGGTGTAGATATTACTTCAGCAAATCTATTAACAAATTTCCAAGATTCAACTTTAGTATTTAAAATTAATTCTTTTTCACCTATTTTTTTACTATTAGTATATCTACCTTCTCCAATTGGCTTTACTATAAAATCATATAAACTATTCATTAATACTCTAAATCATATTCAATAGATATTGCCATGTTAGAATTAAATTTTTTCCAAGGTAATACCTCATTGTTTTTCTTTATATAAATATTATATGAATTATCTTTTTCATCAAAAAGTATATGAGATATTTCATGACCACCATATACTTGTTGACCTACAGAATAATGCATAGCTTCATTCTTATAATCAGCACCAATGCTGATTTTTCGTATCACACTACTCATTTTCTTCTTTTTCTTCTACTACTACTTCTTCAAAAGAACCGTCTTCTAAGTTAATATTAATAGATCCGTATTTATCTTCTAATACTTTTTTAAACTTTTCTTGATCTTGATTAACACCGGCTAATTCATGTAAAAAACCGTGTTTTTGAGATTCTACTAATCCAATATTAAATACTATATTGTTTAGTTTAGTTTGAAAATCTGTTACTGTTTCAAACTCTTTTTCTGTAAGTTTTGTTTTTCCTTCCATTTTATTTTATTTAATTTAATTATTCTATACTATAATTACTTGTTTTAAGTAATCTTTACTTTTTAAATATACTTGTTACCTTTTCACTACTTCGTCCACCAAAATAAGCTAAGACAACTGACATCATTATTTTTTCAAAAGTATCATTCCATAATTCATTTATATGAAATGGTAATGTTTCTATACTATCTAAAATACCTGCTAAAGAAAATATAACTATACACCATACTAAAACTAATGGACGCACGTTTTTACTCCACCACGAATCTGACATAGAATCTGCTTCCCATCTGGAAGTTATCGCTTCTATTTCTTTATTCTGTTGTTCGTAAATTATTTGTTGAAGTTTTATTTTATCGTCTGCAGGAGCATCGGATTTAGTTATAGCCTCTATAGCTTCTTTAGGAGATGTTACACCTTGTAATACATTGCCTAGCGTAGGATTTATTACAGATGCGGCGCCAAATAAAAGTTGGCCTACTGTAGTATCTTTGAATTTCTTTTTTGACATTTAATATTTTTCATATGGGTCGGTTTTGCTATAAGCTTCTGCTTCCCATGGTAAATTTTGAGCACCTTCTTTCATTTGCTCTCTTGAATATTTTTTACCTTTCCAATAAACAAAATCATCATCATAATCAAGATCACCTCTTTTCATTTGATCTATGTGAACCTTTTCATGTTCTATAACGCT